GGTTTAGACGTTGCAGGAACAGTAACTGCTGATGGTTTGACTCTAGATGCTGGAGTTTACAAAATTAATAACACTTCTGTCGGTTCAGGCTCTGACAAATGGATAGGTTCTGATGGCGGTGCTGGTATTTTTATTAATCCAGGAGCTAGTGGAAACTTTAATGTATATAACAATAACGCTGTTGCTAGATTAGGGGTTAATGGCTCTACAGGAGACATCTCCTTCTACGATGATACAGGAACTAGCCAAGCTCTATTCTGGGATGCAAGTGCTGAATCGCTTGGAATTGGAACGACTAGTGTTTCATATCCTCTTGATGTAAGAAAAAATCAAGCAGGATATACATATATTTCTTCTGATAATGGAAATACAGCAGCCTCAGGAACAGGAAGTGGTTTTGCTATGACTGAAAGCGGAACTGTTGCTTGGTATATGAGAAGCGAAAGAGATGGTACTGGTAAATTTAATATTGGCAATTCAGCCAATAGAATGACCATTGATTCTTCAGGCAATGTTGGAATTAAAACTGATAGTCCTTCAAGTTATCAAGCAAACGCAGACGATTTGGTTGTAGCAACTACTGGGCATACAGGTATTACTATAGCATCAGGAACATCGCATTTAGGTAATATTCATTTTGCAGATGGAACTTCGGGAGATGATGCGTATAGAGGATTTATTCAATACGAACATACAGCAAATTATATGAGATTTGCAACTAACGCATCAGAAGCCATGCGTATCGACTCATCAGGCAACGTTGGAATTGGAACGACTAGTCCTTTTTCTTCTGCAAGATTACAAGTAAATACTGGCACAAACTTAAATCTTGCTGTGCAAACAGGCACAACAGAAACAAGTGGTATGAAAATAAATGCTTTCAATGATGCAGGAAGTGCAAATATACCATTAGAAATTAATGGCTCTGTAATGTTACTTAAAACTGGCGAAACAGAAAGAATGCGTATTGATTCTTCAGGCATGTTAGGACTAGGTACAACTCCACCAAGTGATTCACACGCTACTTGGAGTCAATTTTTTATAGGTCAAAAAGGCTCAGTAATTTCTGAAAAATTAGGTAGTGGTGGTCTTTTTGGAACTTATGTAACAGATAATCTTTATGTTGATAATGATACAGGTGCTTTTGCCTATAGAGTTGCTAATGAAGCAAGTGCTTATTTACAAGAAGCTGCAACTCATAGATGGTATACAGTAGCAAGTGGAAGTGCAGGTGCAGCAGCTACATTATCAGAAAGAATGCGTATTGATAGTTCAGGCAACTTGTTGGTGGGGACTACGAGCGCTGCATCAGGTTTTAAATTACAAGTTGATGGTGGTGCTGGTAATGCTCGTTATACTAATATTGATACAGGCGGTTCAACTTTTGACCAATTTAGATTTAATGGTGGATTAGTTGGCTCTATAACAACCAATGGTTCAACAACATCTTTTAACACATCTTCAGATGCAAGACTAAAAGACGTTACAGGCGAAGCTAGAGGTTTAGAAGTAATTAATGAACTTAACCCAGTAGCTTATAACTGGAAAGCAGATGGTAAAGCTGATGAAGGTCTTATAGCTCAAGAAGTATTAGACATAGTGCCTAACGCTGTATCAGGTTCTGAAGAAGAACAATATTATATGGATTACAGTAAACTTGTAGTACATCTTGTAAAGGCTGTAAAAGAACAACAAACACAGATTGAAGCCTTACAATCTGAAATTAACTTACTTAAAACAGGAGAATAAAATGGCAAATATTTACACATGGAACTGTAAAACAGTAGACGTTTACCCAACACACGATGGACATTCTGATGTTGTTTATGTGGTTCATTGGCGATTAAACGCAGAGAGCGATCAACAAGATTCTGAAGGAAATAACTATTCAGCTTCTGTTTATGGTACTCACAACGTTAATGCAGATGATATATCTAACTTTATACCATTCGCAGATCTTACCAATGACATAGTAACTGGTTGGGTTACATCTGGTATGGGTGATGATGAAGTTGCTAATCTTAAATCAGGATTAGACAGCAACATTGAAAACCAAATCAATCCTACATCTGTTACTAAAACCATAGGTTAAACAATGGCACTATTGCCTGTAACTCCGCCCGCTGGCATAGTTAAAAACGGTACTGACTATGCTAACAAAGGTCGTTGGGTTGACGGCAATCTTGTGCGTTTTGAAAACGGATTTCTAAAACCTATTGGTGGTTGGACTAAACTAAGAAACACAGCACTAGACGGTGAGCCTATAGGTATGTATGCCTATAAGGATAATCTTGGTGAATCCATACTAGCTGTAGGTACAAGACAAAAAGTCTATGTCTTGTACGACAATACTTGGACTGATATAACACCAACAGGCTTTGTAAGTGACGCTGACAACGATCCTCTCGGTTACGGTGCATACCACTATAACGTAGAAGATTACGGCGATGCTAGAAGCCAATCTGGACTACCTCTTGCTTCAGGTCATTTCTCCTTTGACAACTGGGGTGAGGATTTAGTCTTTTGTTTTTCTGGTGACGGCAAAATCTATAAATGGCAACCTAATTCAGGCGGCACAGCTGATACCATTGCCACAGTCGTAACAAACGCTCCTACAAACTGTCAGGCTGTTCTAGTTACTAATGAAAGGCATTTAGTTGCTATTGGTTCTGGTGGCGACCCTAGAAAGGTATCTTGGAGTGATAGAGAAGATAGAAATACTTGGACATCTAAAGCTACGAATACAGCAGGTGATGTGCAAATACCTACAGGTGGTCGTGCGTTATTAGGCGTTAAATATCAAAACGATGTCATAGTCTTTAGTGATACTGGTATAGATAGAATGAGCTATGTAGGCTCTCCGTTTGTTTATGGTATCGCAGCAGCAGGTGCAAACTGTAAAGCTGTAAGTAGAAGATCAGTCGTGCAAACAGGAAACTTTCTTGCGTGGATGGGTGAAAACTCATTCTTTGTTTACGATGGTGTTGTCAGAGAAATCAAATGCGATGTGCATGATTATGTATATGACAATCTAAACATACAGGGCAAGCAATCATGTTGGGGTGGACATAACTCTAATTTCAACGAAATATGGTGGGGTTTTCCAAGTGGGGATGGACAATACACACCAAACAAATATGTAATATGGAATTACTTAGAAAACACTTGGTCTATAGGTTCTTTAGATAGAGGCTGTTGGATTGACCAAGGTGCGTTTAATTATCCTATTGCTGGTGATTCAAGTGGTTTTGTTTACGAACACGAATCAACTACATTATCTAATTCACCAAACTTAAATAGTGATGCACCATTTTGTACAAGCGGTCCAATAGAATTAGGTAACGGTGATAACTATGTGCAATGTAATCAAATTATTCCAGATGAAGAAGCAAACACATTACCAGGTGTAACAATAAGTTTTAAAGGTAAGTTTACCCCGCTAGGTAGCGAAACAGACTTTGGTAGTTTTACCTTTGAAAATGATGGATATACCGATGCTAGGTTTACAGCAAGACAAGTACAAATGACTGTAACAGGAAGCACCAATCAAGACTTTCAAGTTGGTAACATAAGATTAAATGTAAGACCTAGAGGTAAAAGATGATGGATTTATCCTCACAAAGACAATACATACAAAGAGCAGAAAATGTGCATATTAATATTGCATTAGCTAGTACAGATTATGTTGTTTATACAGCACCAAGTGGTGATGATTTTACCTTTTCTATTATTCAATCTTTTTTAGTATGTGAACATCAAGGACAGCAAACACAAATTAGTGTAACAAATACACACGGTTCTGATACTTTTAATTTATTTAGTGGCAAAGTTATTACTGCTAATAGTACTTCAGAGTTATTAGAAAGACCTATTATTATTCATCAAGGTGAAATAATAAAAGTACAAGGTAACCATGATGGTAATTTAGATATACACATGAGTATTGTAGAATATGCAAGAGGCGACTAATAACGTAATTGACATAAACCAAGCGAAAAAAGATCCTTGGGAAATTGAATGGGAAAGGTGTAAACCCTATATAGCAAAAGCTGTAAAGTATCAAGATTCCTATACAATTGACGATATAGAAGATAAAATAAGACATGGT